GGGCACCAGGAGTTGCAGGGGGCGTGGCGGGCGTGGACGATGTAAACAACCTGCGCGGGTCGAGACTCGAAAGGCTAAACCCTGAAAAATACGAACTCATTGTGATTTACTTCGTTTTTATTCGTCGCCGCCGCTGTAAGACCGCTTGGCACCGATGCGGCTCAGGACATAGGTGCGCAGAAGGCCGATGGTGAACACGACAATCGCGAAGGACACGATGAGGTTGATGAGGTCCACCAGCGCCTGTCCGACCTTGAGGTTCGTGGACCCGAACTTCACGGTGAAGGCAGAGACACCCTTCTCCGCGGAAACTGCGGGGGCCAGGAGCGGCATGATGATGCCGTCCGTCAGAGACCCAAAGAACTTGGACACCACGCTGCCAAGGTAGAAGGCCGCCGTGAGGATGATGATGTCACGCGTGTCGAGCATTTTGTTTTCAGGTTCACATTCTTTTTGGGGAAGTGTATAATGAAGATCCGCAACGCCGCGTTGGATCGGCTCGCGGGTGGGTGTACATCCTTGCTTGCGTTTGACTGCGAGTTCTGGCACAAGGGGGCGGCCTTTTTGCCCCGTGAAGTAGGTGGCTACCACTTGGTCCACACTGGAGATGCGTGGACGCGCACACCGCCCTTCTTTGCCGTCCTGCCAGCGCCTGCTGGGCAGTTGAACCGCGTGTCGTCCAAGTTCTCCACGACGACACCTGCGACTGCCGAGCTTCTCGATATTCTGGAGGAGACGGAACGGTCGGCACCCGAGTTCTTGGGAGACAATGACATTGTGAAGGAGTACTTTGCAGACCCCAAGGTCAAGCCTCACTTGAAGCCCGCGTCGTGGCTCAAGGGATTCGTCAAGCTGGTCGGCGAGTCTGTCGTGGTGGTGAAGGGAGACATGGACCTGAAAGCATTGAAGTCTGCCTGCAAGATTCACGGCTTTGCGTTTCATGCGCCGCTGGGTATCGTGGACATTGCCACCCACAACCCCGAGTTCAACAAGCGATGCAAGACGGCCAAGTTGGAAGGTGCCTACGACTGTATCAAAAAGGAGCTGGATGCTGGGCTGAAGAAGGCATTCCCTGTCGGTAAGGCCCATGACCCTGTGTCCGATGCAGCCATGACCCTCCAGATCGCCGCGTGGATCGCTGCGAAAGATGTTCGCTAGACACAATGGATACTCGCTTCTGGGGGCCGAGTGGGTGGGAACTGTTCCACCTGATTGCCTTTCGCTCTCCCCACCCCGACGATGTCTTGAACATCATGAAGGATGTACTCCCCTGCAAGTACTGCCGTGCCAGCACCACGAAGTTCGTCCACGCTCACCCTCTGCGTGGAGACCCTGGCAAGTGGTTGTACGAGATTCACAACATGGTCAACAACAAACTCCGCACTCAGTGTGCCGACGACCCGACGGTGGTGAACCCTGGCGAGGACCCAGAGTTTGCTGCTGTCAAGGCCAAGTACATGGCCATGAAGCCCACTAAAGTGCCAGGCCGCGACTTCCTGATGTCAGTGGCTTATGTATATCCGACCAAACCCGAAGAAACGGACATGGCCCTGCAGCGGACTTTCATGCATGCTCTGGCCAAGGCATATCCGTTCGAGGAACTGCGCAATGTGTTCAGCGAGTATGTGAGTGCACATGAACCCGCCTTGGAGTCGCAGCGCGCCTACACGAAGTGGATGCACGGTTTGTTGAAGGCATTGTCCTCAAAAACGGGTTCGCGCATTCCTACCTACCGAGGCTATTCACACCATGTGGCTTACTACAAGAGCGGATGTTCAAAGAAATCCTACCATGGGAAGACCTGCAGAAAGATGCGAGGAGGTGGATACACCAAACAACGAGACCATCGACAGACTCATCGGATTTCCCACCGAGAACTACTTGGCTAAACAGAGGCGCGAAAGGGCGTCCATGTGTATGCAAGTGTATGTTCTTGTTTCGTTTGTAGTGGCGGTGTATGCGACAGTAAAACTGCTTACATCATTCCCATGAAGCCCTTGTGCGACTTGCGGTGGCCACGGTGGGCACGGCGAGTCTTCTTCGCGGCAGGGCCAGCGGACGCCGACTTCTTGTAGGTCAGCTTCGCCGCCTTGATGACCTGGGACAGGCCCATGCCCTTCTTGTAGGTGCCCTTGCGCTTCATCTCCGCCATCGTCTGCTTCACATGAGAGAGCCACTTGTTCGCCATTTTGTTAGTTCAGCAAGAAAATCAAACGCGCTCGATGAATCCAGATCCTGTGCCTGCAAGGTTCCACTGGCAACCCGACGCAATGATCTCATTGTCGCCCGCGTAGACATTTTTCGACTTGTCCGTTACCACCAAGACCAGGTGGTGCGCCGCAAACTGCCTCAGCTCCTCGGGCTCGCGAGGGTGGAGGGCGCGCGCATAGTCCAGTCGCCGCAGACCCGAGTCGCCCCACGACAGAGTCACCAGCGATTCCAGGTCAGACCCACGCGTCTCGGGGCCTGACACAATAATCAACTTGTTCGCCAGGGAGTCCAGCGGGACATCGGCCAGATCGGGCGTGGGCGGCACGAGGTGGCGATGGACAGTCTCGCGCAGAGACTTGGCCACTGCATTCAGGGTCACCGTGGTATCCGTGCGAAAGACCAGAGACAGAATGAACGGGTCCTTATTGCCGAAGGCCTTGTTCAGCAGGGTAACACACACGGGCTCGAACGGCTGCTCCGACGGCAGAATCACTGGGCGATCCTGCATGTCGGACCCGATGTGGAGCTCGAGTAGGCGCTTGCCACTCGACAGGGCCTCCTCCACATTGGTTGTTCCAGCCACGTAGTAATCGGCTATGCGTTTCCGATGTGTGTTCTCGGGAGTCGGGAACTCGGCACCGACCTCACGCGAAATCAAGAACCCTGCGAGGGCAATGGCTCCAATACCCAAAAGAACTTCCATTGTGTAGTCCGACGACTACTTTTCGGGCATTCTGAACAGCAGGTTGCGGAACGCGTTCATCTCGTCGTCGGGAATACGATGGTCCATCGGGAGGTTCATGAGGCAGGCGTAGTGAAAGTAGATGCAGTACATTCCACACTCGGAATCCTTCTGCTGGTGGCGAATGGTATTGTAGGAGAGGTGCATCGAGGGCTGGCCAGACACCGCATCCCACTGGCATTGCCACCGTGTCATCAACTCCACAATCTGCGGCTCGGGGTGCTGGGCGTACGAATCAAAGTAGGTCATGCGAGGGTAGGCCAAGTCGGGCCGAATGTCGACAAAGGCCGCAATCCAGTGCTCACCAGGCCCGTCCGAGGTGTCCGTGTTGAAGACGATTCCGATGCGCGTCTTACCCTTCTTGGCCAGCTTGTCGATCCGCATGGAGCACAGAGCACTCACCAGGCACTCCGACAGCTCAGACTTCTTGTCAAAGTCGATGGGCACGCAGCCCACAAAGTAGTAGCCGTCAAAGAGTCGAGTGTACTGCTTCTCGACCATCTCAATGTCATCGCTCGACAGCCAGTCCGTCCGCTTGGCGGCCCAGTCCGCAGGAGCGTCCGGGGGCTCCATCAAGGATGTGACAATGCAGGACGGCGTGCCCTCTGCGCACTTGGAGTGGAGCCGCTGCTTCAGCTCTGCCCACATCTTGGTCGGAGAATCCTTTGCCATGGGCTTTTCTTTGGGGTGTTCCTTGTTGTAGACCTCGCGGAGACGATCAATCTCCTTGGCATCAAACAGCAGCATGCCCTCTTGTTGAAAACGAACAGATGTTTTTAAGGAGATGGAGCAAACCATGGAGGACCTCAAGCCCGTTCTTAGCAAGTACATCCAGACCACCAAGCGCCTCGCGGAGATGAATGCGGACATTGCCGAGGTTCGCGATCGCAAGCGAACGCTGGAGCTGGATTTGGCTGCGGTCTACGCGAACAATGTGCTGCCCGACAAGATTGAGTTGAAGGAGTCCAAGATGACCTTTGCGGTCAAGCGCCCGAACCAGTGGAAGCGGGGCTGGACGCTGTCGAAGAAGACACTGGATGTGTACCTGCGTGACATCCTAGGCGAGCGTGGCCAGGAGGTCATGAAGGAGATTATCCGCCGTCACGAGCCGACGCTCACGGAGGATGACTTTGGGTTCGAGCTGAAGTCGATTGGGTCTTCGGGGTCGGCCTCGGGAGGCGAGTGAAATGGCCTCCTGCGAATCGCATGCCCGCAGAAGGAAAGCACGCAGCACGCGGCGAGTGCGGAAATACACATGACAGTAAATGCACCTTCTTTTTCGTTCATTGATGTATCCTTTGCAACTGGGTATAAGCGGGTTTCTGCGTCTTGAGGGTCTCTTCCATCTCACGAAGGAGATTGGACAGTTCGGTTAGATGGCGTTGGGCTTGTTTAGCGTTTTCTTGGGGTAAGAATCCATACTGCATTCGGGTTACTGCACACGACAAGGTTTGCTGAGTCTGAAGCACGCGGTGGGCCAGCGTGCACAGATGCTTCACCATTAACGTGATGTATGAGTATCACCGAGAAAATATCTTTAAACTCCGTCGTCCTCCCTCTGGGTAAAGTACTCGCGCAACTTGGCGTCCACGGCCTTGTCGTTCAGCTCGAACACCCCGTCCCAGTTTGGACGCACAATACGCTGGACATCGGCGATTCCGTCCAGGATGGCATGGCGATCCACATACTTGCGGTTCTTGTGCGTTCCATGCCACAGGTGGTACACTTTGCCTGGCGCACACCCCATGGTGGGCCTTGGCATTCTGCGGTAGTCGGCGAAGGAACGAACGAATGCGGGTTTGAGATAGCCCTTGGGAAACTCGACGCCCAACCAGGCCGCTGTGCTCAGCGTGTCGCCGCTTCCCGTGATGGCGTACTCGTAGAACCCGTACCTGCGGAACCACGACCGCTTGAAGCCCCATGCGAACCCCGGGTGGTAGGTATGGTTGTAGGTCTTGTCCCGATTCATGTACACGACGCTCGAGCGCTCCAGCGTTGGCTTGGTGTAGGTGATGTCGAGCCACACGGCCGAGGAAAAGGGCTGGACCACATCGTGCTTGGCCAGCTGCCTAGAGGTGTCTGCGTACCAGGTTCGGCTCGTGAAGACCAGGTCGGCATCTAGAAACACCACCTTGGAGAAGCGCCACGGGATCCGACGCTCCAGCAAACGGCAGAGCTGTTCCTTGTTGAACATGATGGTCTTGGCACTGACATGGAATGCATCCGTGATTTCGGGTGTAGCGGTTCCATAGGTCAGCTCCAGTGTGTAGTACGGCAGCTTGGCCCGCTTCAGCTTCTCCACCATGTAAAGATAGTTCATGAGCATGCGCTTGGACTTGGCAGGGTTGAAGAACACCAGTCCAATGGCCATGTCGCAGTATAAGGGGGTGTCGTAGGTGCAGGTGGCTACATCTACGACAGTCTGTGTTTTCGGTGGCTCCTCAGGGATGCCAGGTCCAAGGTTATATGCAAAGGATTGAGCTTGCCCCATTACTGCTTACGGCGAGAGGTTTTGCGGCGGGGCTGGCGACGGCGCGTACGACGACCACCAGTGGGTGTGGGCTTTACGCCGCTGGGACCACCACCACGGACACGACGCTTACGGCCTCCATTACCAGGACATTTTGGGCCACCATCTGGTGTGTCTATTCCTTTGTCTCCAGTTCCCCATTCAAACCTTCCGTCTGTATGTGTCCACGCTTTCACGCCGTCGCCCTCTGGTTCAGACGATGTCCAGCAGGCCGCTGGCTCTGGCGCCTTCGTCGGCGGCAGGAGCGCCTTTCGAGGCGGTGGGGCCTTTTGGTTGACATTGTTCGGCCGCGCAGGCTCGGGGGCTGCCTCGGGTGTTTTCACAATGGCCGCAGCGGCCGCCTTGTTTGCTTCTGGTGTGTCCTCAGTTGGGTTTGGGTGAGCTTCGGGAGTTGCGGCGGCGGCTGTAGCGGCCAGCGCCATCGCGGTCGGCAGATCCTGCGGGCTGATATTGACGACTGGGAATTCTGGAAAAGAATGTATTTCTTGTACCATTACACTGCTATTAGCCTCACCCCAGTTCGCGTCACCATATACATCTTGTATTGCGGAAATTCCTTTGGCAAGCGCTTCGTCGTATGCCTTCTGGAGAGGGAGAAGCGCCTGTGCTGCATCGACGAGTGACTCCTGAATAGAAGAATCTTTGTTTTGTCTTTCCTTCTCTGCAGCCGCCTTTTCTTCTGCAGTAGCACTTCCTCCTCCCCTCATCATATTGCACCCAGAAATCCCACTAAACACGCCACTCGAGGCGCTAAAATCAGATCCGATAAATGCTCCACCCCCGAAGAATGTCGCTAATTCGAGCAAAAACACTGCGCCTCCGAGGGCAAGAACTGTGCTTCCGCACAAAACCGTGCCTACGAATAGTCCAGTTTGTGCAACAACTTTGCCTGCCACGCCCAGAGTAGTCATCGCCCCAGCAGTTGCCCCAGATAGAATCGCAGCTTTCATCCTGGGGTCTTGTACGCCATTGAGTTCTGCCTTCACATGTCGTCCTTCCAGTACTTCCTTGTCTGAGAGCGCCTTATATGCTTTTACAACGTCTTCCCACGCACCTTTTACCGTGACTTTATTGAGATCGCGATAGTCGGGGGTGGCTTGACGACGAACCAGGGGATACTCCTCGAGCGTCAGCGGACGTTTCCCAACCGAGCGTATAGTACTTCCCAAGTACTCCGTCAGGATCTTCTTATATTGAGACGGTTGGGTCGAGATCTTCTTTCTCAGTGATACGATGCCTAGGAGACCTCCTCGAAGTGTCTTTCCCTTTCGAGTCCTTGCCATTACACCCTCTACACCAAAAAAACGCAGTCCAGCCTTTAGTACTTGCGACGGGAGGTCTTGCGGCTGCGACGGGACTTGCGAGTCCGACGACCACGGGTCTTGCGACGACGACGGCCGCCCAACGACGCTAGATCCTTACTGTGCTCTTCCTTCAGCGCGTTTATTTGCTTCCCAATTTCCGCAACCTGGTCGTTGGATGTTATATCCACTCCCTGAACCGACCGTGTCGGCGGAAGAGCCTCGAGGCGATCTTGTTCCTTCGTAAGCCTGGCCAACTCCGCTTCGTATGCAGCTACGACCTGCGCGCGCTCGGCATTCTTCGCGGCGGCTACGGGATCCGCGATACCTCGCTGTGCGGCGCTCGCTGTGGTTCGTGCATTGGTTCTCGCAGCCATTCGGGCAATAGCCGTATCAGAGGGTCCGAACAAAGGCATTTATAAACCCTTGGCAAAAAAACGAATCTGCCGCAATGAAATGTAGCCAAGGCACATGTACTCGCCCTACAACCCCGGTAACCGCCCATTCACTGAGTCCGATATCCACCGCATTCTCCATCGCCATGGTCTTCCCCATTATCGTGTGACGCATCGCAAGGTGTTTCAGACGGCAATGGTCCATACGACCTATGTTCGTCGCTCGGAGTATACCACCCCTGACGGCCAACCTGCAGAGTTGGCACCCTGTCCCCACGGTGTGATGCCACTGCAGGATGAAAGCTATGAGTGTCTGGAGTTCGAGGGGGATTCGGTGTTGGGCGTGTGTATCGCCACCTACCTGCGTAAACGCTACCCCGAGAAGAAGCAGGGGTTCTTGACAGATGCCCGCAAGGAGCTGGTCAACAATGAGCGGTTGGGTGAATTGTCCAAGACCATGGGTCTGAACCGATTCTACGTGATTTCCCGTCACAACGAGGATTCAGTGGCCATTGATGGCCGCAACAATGCCAAGAAGTTGGGGGATATCTTTGAGGCGTTCCTCGGGGCCTTGTGGACAGACTGCGGCAATCGGTTTGCCGTAGTCTATGCATTTGTAACCACCGTCATGGAGACGTACCTGGACATTGATGAGATTGTCAACTCCGCCACGAACTTCAAGGACCTGTTCCAGAAGTACTGTCAGCGTGAGTTCCGATGCACACCTGTATACGAGATGCGGTCAAATGACCCCAAGAAGAACCAAATCGAGGTGGCCGTGCTGGTGGAGGGCAAGGTGTATGGGGTCGGTGTTGGCTCAACCCGCAAGAAGGCGGAGCAGGTGGCGTGTCGTGAGGCACTCACAAAAGTCGGGGAAGCCTCCTCCGCCTGAAGGTGCCCCCTCTTCTGGGATTAGAACTATTGATCCAATCCTGCTTAGTATGCTCATCCCATACGTTCCAGTCATTCCGTGTGTTCTCATCGCTCTTGAACGCATTGGCGACTACGAGTTCTTCGATGGTACGCTCATCCCCGTCGCCCACACCAGCAAGAGCCGCAGCGAGAGTCTTTACGCTGTCGACGCCGATTATACCTTGCATACACGTCTCTACCGCCGCAACCGCAGCTGGGGTTTTGGAACATATGAACTTAAGTGACGACAGAACCGAAAGCAAATCGTAGTTAACAAAGAATGCATCTCTTTCGTGGTTCAAGGTGGGGGCGGCGTACTCGGTGAGTTTCTTGGATCCAAGTTTCATTACGTGGTCATACTGCGGAAGATCAAGGTACTGGAGTGGGTTGGTAAGTATTTTTTTGAAGAGGGCTGCGAATTGCATTTCGGTGCGCACCCTATCGTAGTCAAATGTAACCGCCCTATCGTCGGACATAACGGCCATATTGTCGGCATGCAGGTCGTCTATTATGAAGCCCTTGTCTACGCAGAGGCCATCCAATACCGAAATCATGGCCTTGACTCCCTCCGCTACCTTCAGAGTACCAACGGTTTGCTTGAACTTGGGTATGAGAAGACAGGGGGGATACTTCCCGAATGCGTCCATTGCACCTTCTAATACGTCTAGTTGTTTACTCTTGAATCCTTCTGGGAAGTGTGGGACATTGCTACGTAGACGACGTGTCAATTCGTCTCGGACCCATGGAGTACCAGGAAGTGCTACGAAGGCTGAGAGGTTGCATGTATACAACGCTACATACGTGAGTGCGTGCGGTGCGTATTTGGACGTCCTTACGATGTCGTGTTTCGTCAGGATGTCCTTGTCAGCAGAAATGTACGCGATGGTCTTTTCTGCGGGATACCCTGCTCCTTCAGCCTGCCGCTCAGCTGCTTCCCTGGCGGCAGGGTCGACTGGTGTCGGAAGAAAGTCCCACGATGCATTGTGTGCTTTAAACGTGATTGCAGCCATGCCTACCCCTTTGAAAACGCCTCCCTTCATTGGGGCTGCGGCCTTCGCATTGTACTCTCCGTTGGGACCAACTTTAGCCAGCACCGCGTCCTCGACCTCGACGTTAGCAGATTTGCTCTCGGCCCGTAGTTCGAGCCCGACCCCGACCGCCTCCTCGGCCGCGTCCTTGGGAGGTAGAACAAAGGCCTTATCTGCAGCAGCCTTGACTTCGGGAGGAGTCTCTGTCACGCCCCTGATTGCGGATAGTTCTTCGAGCGCTTCAGCATCCCCCTTCTTTTCGGACAGACTCTCTATCCTTGCCCTGTTCAGATCGTCTTCGTGGGACCGTAGAGCGATTTCTGCTTGTCCGGCCGCGCTCAAGTCCGCCTCCTCTGGGCGAAGAGGAGAGACTACTGGTGCTGGTGCTGGTACTGGTGCTGGTGCGACCAGTGCCTTATTTCCGCGTGTCTCGTCACTTCGTCCCATGTACTCTGCTGCGTATCTGTCCTCTGGGGCATCGGGCTTCTCGTCGCCCACTGGTTTTCCACCGCAGCGTCCCATTGTTCCACTTAATGCGAGGAAGTCCCGAACAATCTTATTCACATTCTCCTTCGTTGCAAACCCTGCAAGGAGGTAGGACGTTAGGGTGACTGCAGTCTTACGGGCATAGTAGTATGCGGACAGTTGCGCTGTTCTGTCTACCGACAGATCCGAGAGTCCTTTCAGGATCGACAGAATGTCATAGACGCGAGCAATTTGGAAGCAATTTGTTTCTCCGTCCTTACCACCAGTTGCTGGGTCGTTCAGCCATTTCTGGAACTTTGCATAGTTGTCTGGTGTTGGGACCGGATCCTCCCGTTCCCACTCGTTCTCTTTTGTGGGCGGGGGGAACGTCTCGCCGTATAATTTCCGTATCTTCTTGAACATCCGTGCAATGTAAAAGTGCTGCGAAAGGCCCATGTAGTAGTTCGGTTTGTAGAATCTGGTCAAGAGAGCATAATAGAAAGCGCGTTCAATCGGCGCACCAAGCACCTCATCTACTTTTGGATCGCGGATCTTCATCCGCCCAACATCGTGGATCACGGGCGTACCGTCGTACATGATGGCCATGTTTCCGCGGTGGAGGTCGGCGTGGATGATCCGTCCGTCAATACGCAGCAGGACGCGCAATAAGTCGCACATTGCATCGCGTTGATTGATGGTTGCAAGGTTATAGACATCGCTCTTCTGGGTTCGGGTCACGAGTCCGAACCAATTATTCGTTCCGAAGCGGATTCCTGCATCTATAAGTCTTTTGGTCATTTTGGGCTCGCCTTGTAACTTAACCTGTGTGAGGGTGGCGTCGTAATCCACTGGATACATGCTGTCTGGCTCTGCCATCAAGTTGAAGTGCATCTTCACAAACGGCTGATTGAATGGGTCGGTGTTCTCAAGCATCTCCCTCAACATTTTGTGATACGGGAGTTCGCCATCAAGGCCCCCCGACACCATGCGAACGACAGGATTGTACTTGGTGATAAGGCCATCCAGCCACACCTGATTCTTTTCAGGCGTCGGTTTCTTCATCACTGGGAATCCGTTCCACTTTTCTGGATCGGGCGTCTCGTTGTTGAACACAGGTGTGTCGGCGCCCATCCACTTGAACTTTCCTCCTATTTGGTCGGCTTCCCCTCCCATTTGGTCAACCCCACCCTTCATCGGCTGCGTCTCCAGCACCCCGTCGCGACACCGCACCTTGCGAAGGGTGCGTCCCTTGGACTGGAGCACGGACTTGGTGCAGACCGCGATTGCCCCTTGTTCCTTGGTGCTCCCCTCGCGGGCCTTCAAGGTCTTCTTGACCTTCTTCACGCAACGGCAGAAGGTGTCTACCTGCGGTTCCCTCATTGTTCAATCGTAGAAGAATATATCCTCGCAAAAGATAAACACAATGGGCGGCGGTCTTCTTCAGCTCGTCGCATATGGTGCTCAGGATGCCTACATCACTGGAAACCCTCACATCACCTTCTGGAAGGTCATGTACAAGCGTCACACCAATTTCGCCATGGAGGCCATGCGTGTCAACTTCACGGGCACGGCCCAGTATGGCCAGCGCGTGGTGTCCATCGTGAACCGCAACGCCGACCTGATCTACCGCACCTACCTCGAGGTGACCATGCCTGATACGACCGCCGCGGCCACGGGCAACACGCGCGATGTCAACTGGACGCCTGGTGCCATGCGCCGCCTCGGCTTCCTCCTGTTGGAGAAGGTCGAGGTGGAGATCGGTGGCCAGATCATTGACCGTCACTACGGCGAGTGGTGGTACCTGTGGGAGTGCCTGACGGCCTCGGTCAATCAGGTGTACAAGGCCGACCAGATGCTGGGCGGCGGCATCGGTGCGTCGACGACCACGCTGACCAAGTGCAATGGTCGCCCGAATGTGCTCTACATCCCGTTCGGCTTCTGGTTCAACCGCAACCCGGGTCTGGCCCTGCCGCTCATTGCCCTGCAGTACCACGATGTCCACTTCAACGTGTACTTCCGCAAGGCCACGGACCTGGTCACGACCTACTCTGCGGTGGGTGGCAGCAACTGGCCCAGCATTGCGGCCGCGGCTGGTGCACTGCCACCACCGAAGGATGCGGCTATCTACATTGACTACATCTACCTCGACACGGATGAGCGCCGCCGTTTTGCTCAGGACTCCCACGAGTACCTCATCGAGCAGCTCCAGTACTCCCTGCCGCAGACGGTGACATCGGCACAGGCCCGTCTGGACCTGACGCTGAACCACCCGATCAAGGAGCTGGTGTGGGTGTTCCAGGATGCGCGCCGCCTCGACTGCTCTCTGCCGTCGGGCACCCCTCCCGACTTCTACACGGGTGTCCCCATCACGGCGGGTGGATCGGGTACGCCTGGTACGAACCAGACATCGACGGGTCCTGGCGGTGTCGGCGCCCAGTCCTTCGGAGGGTACACGCAGCCGTTCGCCTACGACGACATTGTCAATCGCTGCCGCATCCAGCTCAACGGACAGGACCGCTTCGACGAGCGCTATGGCGACTACTTCTGGAAGGTCCAGCCTTACCAGCACCACACGGGCGGCGCAATGCCTCTTCTCAATGCATATGTCTTTGAGGACAACATCGTGTCCCCCGACCGTGACCCCGTCACGCAGGCCGTTGTCAACCCCATCAACGTGTACTCGTTCGCCCTCCAGCCTGAGGAGCACCAGCCGTCGGGCACCTGCAACTTCTCGCGCATCGACACGGCTACGCTGGTGTTCGACTCGGTCAAGGCGGGTGGCTCGTCGGGCTACCCGACCAAGAACACGCCCTTCGTGTTCCGCCTCTACGCCATCAACTACAACGTGTTCCGCGTCATGAGTGGCATGGGTGGCCTCGCGTACAGCAACTAAACTTCTTGAAGAAGAACAATGAGTAATCTTGTCAACGGCCGTAATCTATCCGTGGCCGAGCTCGACAAACTGACCACTGAGATGGGAACAGCGGCTGAATCCAATGCGTCGTTGAAAGAAATGAATTCAGAGTCACTGGAGAGGATATGCAAGGGTCTCACGGGAACCGACCTTGAAGGATGTATTGCCCGAAACAAGAGGGGCGCCCGCCGCAAGACACGTAAGATCCGCGTCCGTCGTCGTCGCTCTACACGCCGCGGTGGCATGGGAGAGAAAACGATTGCGAGCCTCAGAAACGCATTTGGCTTCAATAAGCCCCCTCCCCAAGAAAACCCACAGGATGTAGCACGTAGGGCCTGGTGCGACGCCAATTTCGGAAGGATTCCAGAGCGCCAGCTTCAGTGTTATCAAGAGGCACCTGATGACGTGAGTAGTAGCAAACCCTGGCCTGCAAACAAGAAGGCTGGACGTCGCCGGTCTACACGTCGCGGGGCACGGGCTTCGCGGAAACGTCCCACTCGGTAATCTTGATGTTCGGTGTGCATCCGTGCAACCCTTGCGTCTGCTGCATCATGATGGGTGCATCCTCCCCAATGCCCGGGCACTTGAGGTGGTCGTGGCCTAGGATGTGTCCAATCTCGTGGGACACCACATACTGCCGATAGTTCTCCAAGTCTTGCTTACTGCGGTGGGCACCGTGCATCCATCGCCAAGAGTTCAAATACATTTGACGACCTCCCAGTTCTGCACAGGACAGGTGGTAGTCACATCCAATATCATGAAGGGTCCCAGGGTTACACAGTCGTATCACCACTTGCGGGTTTCGGGTAACCATTTCAAACTTGTATCCATGGGCCTCCCACCCGTCAGGGTCTGACAAGTAGATCTGCAGAAGCTCTACGAAGGGCATCTCGTGCTTCGGGTACTTGACATCTGGGTCCATATAGGCAATGTACTTCACAACCTTCATTGTCTTTGGAAACGGAAAGTTCCCACACACAAGGAAGTAGGGTGCTGCCATGAAGTGTCCACACTGCAAAAAGAAGAGCCACCTTGCGTTTGTATGTGACTGCACGATCGAGTTCTGTGTCAAGTGTCGCACCCCTGAAGTCCATGGGTGTACTGCAAAAGAAGGGAAGAAGGTGGAATTAGTGAAGGTTGTAGCCGATAAGCTACCCGAGCGTGTCTAGTTCTCCAACGCAGGCATGTCTGCGTAGATGTCTGGGTCCTCCTCGTCCGCTAGGTTGGGAGGTGCCAGGTAGAGATCCACAGGCAGCTGGTCAATGTTGCTGTAGAGAAGAGCCATGAATCGCTCTCCCCAGTTGTAGGTGAGACCCTCGCGCTCGAGGATGCAGGCAACCGTGCACCCTACCACCTCGCCGACATTGATCTCAAACTTGAAGATCTTGTCGGGAAGATTGTTGTCTCCAGGCCAGGTGAGAGTGATGATACGCCATCCCTCCTCATTGGAGTCCGTGAACTGGAGATTGGGATGCTGGCCGAGGGCGTTGAGGGTGTTGAGGAGAGCGGTGTTGAGAGGAAGCATTTTGACGATGAGTGTGGTTGGGGTGGCGGGTGAGGAATCCGTTTTTGGGTATCGTCGAAAACGGATTCGTAGACCATATGCCATGCCACAGAACGACACAAATGGCATCTTCTAACAACATGGATCTTCTCTCGGACTGGATTTCAGACATCAACAAGGAGAGCGAGACGGCTGAGGCAAAGAAGCGCACTCCAGCTGCTCGATCCGAGGCTGCATTCTGCGTACGCACCGTGTCTGCGGCGGATGCACTCGCCGACCTAATGGAGAACCCCGAGGACCCGTTCCTCTTTCGCAAGTGGCTACGCCTTCGGATCGAGGAGGGTCCTGCGGACATCAGAGAGTATCCTGGTCCGCGACGCCAAGAAATGATCGAGGAGTACTGTGGACTGCAGCTCGTCAAGCTTCTCGGTTGCACGTGTGGTGGTCACGGACTCTACCGAGTTGATCCCGAGCTAGAGTGGCAGTATGCATCGGGACAATTTAACATCAAGGCTCGAATGGGAGGATGCACGTGCGGAAAGCCCGAGATGCGCACACATGCGGGCTTTACACCTGGAAACGGAAATTCGATTTATGGCGTCTATTGAATGTCACAGCCTCCAACCCCGCGTAAAAATTTTACACTGTGACACGGTGTCATGGAATCGTTGAAAATGGATTCGTGAGGTCCACGAGCTCTGTGTAGTCGGCCCAGAACACACACCATACACATGCATCCAAGATGTCTACGCCTACCAAGCCTTCCTTCACTCCTGTTGCACCCGGTGCTCCCCGCAAGAAGCCGCAGTGGCTTCTTGATGAGGAGGCTGCGGACCCTACGCTCGCCGCAAAGGTCGATGCCGCCCGCACAGAGGCCGCAAAGGTCGCCGCGGAAAAGGCCGCGCGTGACGCAGAGCGCGCCGCCGCCTGTGCCGCCTGGCACGCCGCCCGCCCCGAGTGGGTCATGCAGGTGGTAGAGATTGCCCCTGGCGTGAAGGGCAACGAGCGCGAGTGGGAGGTTCCGCCGAAGACGGCGGAGCGCCGCGTGCGCAACAATGCCAAGTGCCCGTACTGTGGCAAGTAAACAAACCAAAAAAACACAAATGAGGCGAAGGACAATCCGAAGGGCAACGATGGCGAGTAAGGCTAATCTCCCCCCGAAGACCCAGAGCTGTAGCGCGCGTTCCGTTCCGCCACGCACTAACCCGGGGGCAACCCCATTTTTCCCTTGAAAATGGATTCCGTGGGTCCAGAATTAAACCAGGGTGGGGCCAGCACACACACTGACTCTACCAAGCCTTCAAGCCTTCAAGCCTTCAAGCCTTCAAGCCTTCTCTCCAACTTCAACAATGGCCCACACCTGCAACTTCATCAAGAAGGGCGACCTGCGCCCCTGCGAGGCCTTCGTCGCGGCCCCGGGCGCGGACGGCGTACGCTGGCTGTGCGGGATTCACGCCCCCATCAAGGCACGCCTCCCCCCGCACGCCGCGGGCGGGTGTGAGTTCGTCATCAGCGGCCCTGACCACTGGTGTACGCACGTGGTAGCCCCCGGTGACCGCCTGTGCCCCCTTCACGCGGCACGCCGCGAGCGCGAGAATCGCCTTCGGGTGGCTAGGGTCGCAGCCGAGGCAGAGGCACGCCGCGCGCTCATCGCCCTGGACGTGGAGATGGCGGGACTCCGCATCCCGCCCGTGCATATGCCGCGCGCGGGTCCTGATGCCGCCCTTGGTCCGCGTGCGCCCGCGCCCCTGGACGGGGGCGAGGTGTTCCGCGTGCTGCAACTTGCCCGCCTCGCGGACGATCGGCAGAACGTTCACACCGGCCCCGTGGTCAAACAGACCAACGCGGGCGAGGAGAAGCTTCTGGCCGTGCGGACGGACGGGAAGCCCGTGGGACTCCGCGTCCTACGGTCCTTCCTCCTACGCAGCGGGTCCATGCAGACCTTCATGCGGGTGGCCAACGATGTTGAGCACTGGTACTCGACGGAGACGTGCCGCCGCGCGGGCGACCGTCTCTACGGCCGCGTGATGGAGGGTCTGTGGACACTGATCGGCCAGCAGCCCGAGGAGCAGCAGCGGGAGCTGAAGTTCCGCCTCTGGCAGGAAGCCGTTGAGTCCGTAGGGCAGTGCTGCGAGGGGCACATCGCGCGCCTGGTCAATGTGATGGCTGGCTTTGACGAGGCATTCAAGCCGCGTGTGTCTCTTGGCGAGTCCATCCAGACGAAGATGGCGGAACTCGCGGGCTCGGAGGCACTGACGGCCGCGGAGAAGGTTACGGCGGCGCGGGCGTTCCTAACGGAACTCGCCGTGTCAGCAGATGACCAGGCGCCCTGGCTGGAGGCACTGGAATGAAACTCCCGAAACCAAAATGACAAATGAGGAAAGGGGCCAATCCGAAGGGCAACGATGGCGAGTAAGGCTAATCTCCCCCCGAGGATCCCAATCTGAAGCGCGCGCTTCCGTTCCGCCACGCACTAACCCGGGGGCAACCCCACCCATTTTCCATTGGGTGGGTAGGATACCCACGGAGAATCGTTGAAAATGGATTCATGAGGTCCAGGAACTCTGTGTAGTCGGGCCAGCACACACACTGACTCTCAAGCACACACGCCTTCAAGCACCCAAGCCTCCACACCTTCAACCCTCCAACCTTCAAAATGTCCACCAACACCTGCACGCAGGTGCAGCTGGATGCCGCCATGGACTCCATCTGGGCGGACCTTGAGGCGCGCTACAACACAATCGAGGATGTCAAGGCACGCCTTGCCCTCGAGCTGTGGGGCGTGCCCATGCCCGCGCCAGTGCCCGCGGCCGCGCCTGTGGCCGAGCCCGTCTCCGAGTCCGAGTCCACGGAATCGAAGCGCGGCCGCAAGAAGGGCCCGATGACGGAGGAGGCCAAGGCCAAGATGGTAGCCAAGCGCGCGGCCACCATCGCCGCCAAGGCCGCGGGGGTAGTGCCGCCCCCGTCGTCGCCCGTGGCCGCCCCCCTCCGCATCAAGGTGCCGAAGGAGGCCAAGGCCAAGCTGACCAAGGAGGAGCGCTCCGCGGCGGCCAAGGCTCGGTATGCCGCCATGTCTGACGAGGGCAAGGCCGCAATCCGCGAGCGCCTCGTCAAGGCGCGCCAGGCCGCGAAGCAGGCCAAGGCCTAAACCCAACAAACAAACAACCCAAAACAACCCACAAAACGCTGAACCCAAAATGACAAATGAGGCGACGGATCATCTGAAGGGCAACGATGGCGAGTAAGGCTAATTTCCCCCCAAGGACCCCGAGTTGAAGCGCGCGCT